ATGGAAGAGTGGCATTGGGCGTCCTTATGGAGCTTCACTTTCCCATGTGCTTTCCGATATCCGGCCAGAACCAGGCGACAGCGGCGGTCCCGACGATGCCGACTACCCACCAGAATATTTTCTCGCCGCCCCGCCCCGCGGCCTCGCGCAGCCGGCGCAAGAATTTCATGTCCTCACGAACAAGCGCCCTCTCCTCCGCTGACCGGCAATCGATGCCGAACGTCATCTCGAATTTTTCGGCCATCGCCTCGCGAACGGCGTCCTTAACATCTTCCTTCGTCAGCTCGGGCATTGGCGTTATTTCCCCCACCCGCAAATCTTTCCGACGGCGTTATGCTCTTTCACCTGGGCGATTGTCTTTGGACTGTCTTTGACGCTCCAATAGATCGGCTTCGCGGCGTCACAGAAGGCGAGCGTATCAGTTGTCGCCATCGTCCTTACGTCGGAAGCCGTCATCATCAAGCAGCCCCCCAGAGGCGCGCTCAACGTCAGCGCGAGCATCTTCACGAGCCTTGTTCGCTTTATTGAGCGCACGGAGTCGTCCCTCCAAGTCGTCAACCTTCTGCTTCTGACCGCCGAGGGCGATCAGAAGCGCGTCTTTCTGCTGGCGCATCCATTCCGAAAGGACTTTGAATGCGCCAGCGATGGCCGATATGATGGCCGTCACGATGCTGAGCATTATTTCGTGCCGCCGGTGACGTTGAAGTCCTTCGCGGCGACCAAGCCGATGCCCACAAGCGCCGTCTGGAGATCGGCGAAATTGAGCGTCTTGGTCGTCCACGCATTCCAAAGAACGGTGACGAGAGCGAGAACTCCGGGGATAGTGGTCATCCAATTTTTCATCATATTGTTCTCCTATTGCCGCGAGCCGCGCAGCGCGGGTTAGTTACCTATAGCGCGCCCCGTTTTGCAGACATGCCATTCCCCGGCACGATGGACGCGCGCCGATGACCCGTTGGATGGGGATAAGCGTCCAATGCTGGCGAGGCGCGGCGTAACGCTGTGCGGCCTGCGCGGGCGCGGCGAGCATGGCGAGGCAGAGCAGCGCGCGGATCATTCGTCCTCGCTGATGTCGGCCAAAAAGAACACGGCGACCACGCCGATAAGGACGACAAGGCCGACAAATCCCCAAACTCCCATGGCAACCTCCGTTAATCGTCGAGCACCCATCCGGGGATGGAGCCGATGATGTGCAGCGCGAACGCGATGTAAGCGGCTAATTCCAGCATCCGAGCCTCCGAAGCAGACACTCACCAAGATTGGTGAGAAAAATGATGGCCCAGCAGGCGATCGCCAGCAGCGCAAGGCCGAACATGACGGCGGGAACGGCGACGATGAGCAGGACCGCGCCGAACTCAGGATCGTCTGGGGGCTGAATCACCGGCGCAGACGCTCAACGATGGCGCTGATGGCGCCGACCAAGCAGCCCAGCGGCGCGCCAAGCGCGAGGGCCAGCCCGTCAGAGAGGGCGCGACGGATCATTTGCGGCCCAAGACGCGCGACTGATAGGAGGCCATCGGCCATGCCGGTCCTGGATCGCGCTTGCGGCGGGGCGCAATGTCGTAGTGGCCGGCGATATCCTTGATCCCATAGGCGGCGCATACGGCCTTGGCGATTTCAGCGGAGGCGTCGACCTGAGCCTGCGGATAGATTTGCCAGAACGGCGTTTTCTCGCCGTTCTGATGATGTGCGCGGACGCAATCGCTGGGCGGCATGACCTTTGACGGCGCCACTTCGGAGATGAGTTTGCCGTCGCCGCGCTCAAGGACTGGGCCACAGTTCACATGCTCGAAACCGATCGAGAAGCCGTTGCACATCTTGCGGCCTTTCCAGGATGACTGGCCGGCATGCCACGTCTTGATGTTGAACGGCGCGAGTTGCGTGACCGAACCGTCCCGGTCGATAACGAGATGCGCGGACGCCTGGACGCTCTTGTTGATGAGAGTGGAGATCGCGCTCTGCGCCGTAAATCCGGCCGTGTAATGGATCACAAGCAGGCTCGGCGTGATGACTCCGCCGCGATTCGGCGTCGGCTTCTGAGAGACAGGCTTGCCGTCATTGTAGAGGATGTGATCAACGACGGTGAAGGCCATTAGCGCTTCTCCCTTCAATAAGCCGGCGTCTTCTCGACGCGGCATTCAGCGATGAGCGTTGGCGTCTCGCGGCGGACGAGCCATGCGTTGATGATGTAGTTTTTGACCTCTGCTTGGGTTATGGCTCCGCTCAGCGATTGTCGCGAACCCAGACGCTTCCAGCGCCGACGCCCAGCCCGAGTATTACGGTCGCGAACAATTGAAAAAGGCCCATGTCCATTTTCAGCCTCCCATCTGGGAATAGAGCGCCTTGCCTGCGAGCCACGCATACTTGAGGATAAACAGGAAGATGACGGCGAGAAGCAACGCCTTGCCATGCCGTTCTATATCCGGCGGGAACATCATTTCATCCGCCTCAACTGAATGAGAAAGCGCGCGCCGGTCAGCACAACCGCGACCCAAAACCGAGCCATGTAGATCGCGGCGCGCATCTATCTCAGCCAGTCAGCGATCGTCGCAAAAGCGAGCATGACGACGATCGCCAGTATGGCGCCGATGATGATGCGCGCTTCAGGATCACGTGACGCCTTACGCGGATGGCTCGCTTGCGGGCTCCGACGCCGGGGCGGCGGGGGCGGGAGCAACGGCGCTGCGAAAGGAGTCGAACCACACTCTCACCTCCGCGAAGGCCGTGGCGGAGTCGGTCGACGAATGCAGCGCGTCGAGCTGAGCTTTCAGCGACGCGATCTCGCCGTCCTTGGCGGCGCCGGCGTCATGCATGTTGACCAGCATCTGTCGCATTTCGCGCAGAAGATCGAGCGCGGCGTTTTCTGCCTCGGTCATCGGTTCGGTCCTTTTGCGGATGGTGCCGGAAGCCGTCCGGCGGCGGATCGTCAGCGCGTCTTCGTCGCGCCATAAAGAAAGACCCACGCAATCATGCCCGCGAGAGACCAGATCAGAATCATGCGAGCATCTTGCCGAGACTGATCGCCGCGTTGATGTCTTCCTGCGTCTTGCCGAGGCTGATCGCCGCATTGATCAGCATCGCGTTGTTCGCGTGGATCATAGTGGCGCGCTCCCACCAGTCGCGCACATCCTGCGCCGCCGTCGCCACATAGGCTTCGACCGCTTCACGCAGGCCGAGCTGATTGAGCGCCAGGCGGAACTGCAGGTCCGTGCAGGACAGCACCGGGTCGAGCGGCGGATTCTGCAGCGCGTCGATTTCGGCGTTGAGCGTCGCGATCTGCGCGTTGAGCGCGGCGAGCTGCGTCTCCGCCTGCTCAAGCGCCGTCGCCTTTTCCTCGATCGAGGCGTGCGCCGCAGCCAATTCGGCCATAAGAGCGCCTTGCGTCGGCAGCACGCTCGCCAGCGCGACGCTATCGAGCGGCTCGGCGGCCAGCTGTCGCGTGTAGACGATTTCGCCGTCGACGACCACCTGGTCGATCCGCTCCTGGTGCGCGCCCTTGAGCGAGCCATCCTGATTTAGCACGATCAAGACGCGTTCCGGATATGTGACTCGTTGCATGTGATTATCACCTCTACAGATATGCCGGACGGCAAAAGTCATATTCCGCGCGGATGCGCCCCGGCATGGCGTCAGGCAGAAATAATCGCGAGATCGGTGCAGCGACGCCAATTAGTCCCATCGGCAAATGCTATAACCCCTCCGCCAACCTCATTGGAAACATAAATCTGTTGACCTGCTTTTGCCGCTGCTGAAGGAACGGTAGCGACCGTGTAGGATTTGACGCAGATCGGACCATCGACATCGAGTATCACCGCTGGCGTCGCCGTACCGATGCCGACCTTGCCTGCAAAATAGTTGTACGCATTGGCGTCTGACGCATAAAAACTGTAGGGCGTGTTCGTCTGCGTACCCGTGGTGATGTCGCCGACGTACACGCCATAGGTGTTGGTGATCGTGCCGGTGTTTGCAAGCGATGGGATGTTGAGGCCGGCTGCATTCGTGATCGTGCCGCTGCTCGTGTTGCGCAACCACGTGCGGATGCCGTCGAATGCAGTGATCGTTCCCGTTCCTCGATGACGCGCGACGACGTACTGGCCCACAAGTCCTCTGTCTGCCGCGGTGAAGTTGGCGGTATTGCCGCTTGTCGTATCCCCCCAAGAAATCGCGCCGAAGTGTTCTCCCGCCGTGTCTGCGCTCGGGTTGAAGGATCCAATCGTATAGAGACATGATGCGCCGGAGGTGCCCGGATCGATCGTCTTCGAAATCATTGCGACGGGATTGAAGGCAGAGCTCCCGCTGCCGACAGCGAGGAGTTGCCAATCCTTGTCGTCAAACGTGCTGGTGCCGATGCCGAGACGCCCATTCAAATTATCCCAAAACAAGCCGTCCGAGCCGGCAAAGTTCACCCCGCTCTTGAATTGCACATTGCCGTCCGACCCGCCTGGAGAAGAGGGTGCACCAACCAGCGATTTTGCTGCGGGCCACGCCCCTCCAGCTTTCGGGCCATAGAGATTTCCAGCGCTGGAATCGATGGCGAAGTCGCCATCAACGCCTGCTCCGGACGAAGGCGCGCCTGATGTTGAAAGGATCGTGTTGACCGCGATGACCCACGCTCCGGCGACGCGAGCCTTCAGCCGCATTACAGCGCTGGAAAAATACAGCGCTCCATCGACGAGCGGATTGCCGGCCCCGTCTTGCGTCGGGTCGGCCGCAGAAACGCCGAGCCATTTCGCAAGCAGGCTTGTGAGAGAGGACAAGGCTCCGGAAGCGCTCGACGCCGCGCCTGACGCGCTGCCTGAGGCCGACGTTGCGCTCGCCGCCGCGCTGGACGCGCTGCCTGAGGCCGACGTTGCGCTCACTGCCGCGCCTGACGCGCTGCCTGAGGCCGACGTTGCGCTCGCTTCCGCGCTGGACGCGCTGCCTGAGGCCGACGTTGCGCTCGCTGCCGATGAGACTTTATCCGCCGCAACCGCAATGCGGTCCGCTGCGGTGGCCGTCGCGGCGTCCTGCGCCGCAGTGATTGCGTCTGCGAGAGAGACAGGGACAGGAGCAAGCTCGGCTTCAGCGTTGATATTAAGTTTCACGCCCATTAGCGGATCACTCCATTCAGCACAGGGAAAGCCCCAACGCCAATCCCGCGAAGATCGGTCGGAGCCGCCGCGATATAAAAGCCGACTTCCCAATAGAAGGTGCCGCCATTGGGGAACGCCGACAATCCTGCGGCTGAAGGTGAATTAAACGTCAGCACTTTAGACGTGTTGTTGTAAGCAATGGAATTCGTCGGCGTCACTAAAGAGCCGCCCGTCTTCCACTCAAAAATGACCGTGCTCGATCCTGGCGACGCGCGCACCTGCGCAAGAAATGACGCCGTCGTCAGATTGTAAACCGCCGCGACATTGGTCAGGTCTATGGACGCCGACCAATGCTCCGTATTGATGAAATTTCCAAGATCGATCGCGGCCATTTCCAGCGCCTCAATTAGGCAAGTCATAGATCGCGGCGATTGCCGTGAAATCCAGCGTCAATTTGAAGACGCTGTTTTGCCAAGCGATGAGTTTGAGGTTTTGCATCTCTCAGCCCGCGCTTAATTGCCAGCCATGATGTGCCAGGTCGTTGCGCCGTCAGAGACCAGCAGCGCCCATTTGCCTGCCGTTGCGGCGAGGATGGCAGTCCCTGACGCGCCGCCGGCGACGGGCGAGACATTGGATGAGGCGCTGTTGACGGCTTGCGCTGCAATCGTCTTCACCCAAAGCTCTTTGCCGGGGTAGTTCGCTGCTGATAGCAATGTCAGCGTGGCCGATCCTGATGCATTAAAGATCAGCCAATGATCCGTCTCGACCTGCGAATAGTTGCCCGTCTTTGTCGCCGGCGCGGAAGTCTGCATGCCTCCGGTCGCTTTGATCGATCCAACAACGTCGACGCCTTTTTCATGAATCGTGAATGCATCCTGAGCGGCGAAAGCGCCATTTGGCGTTACCTCTACGACCCATTTGACGCCTTGCGCCGTATCAGTCCAATTCTGCGTCGCCCGCGCTTCCCAATTCGCACGGCCGGAGCTCGACATGCCCGTAGCGCCATAGCCGAAAGCATCGATGCGCGCGATGACGTTGCCGGACTGAATGGCGCTTGGGCTCGCGCCTGTGCCGTTAGCGCGGCGCAGCGTGAGGCTGGGGACGCCGGCGAAGGCGTCGACGAGATAGCGCGCGTTGGCCGCGTCGGCGCCGCAGATGCGCGCTATCCATCCCGCCGGGGGCGCCGGCAATGAAGCGACCGCTGTTGCGTTCAGCGACCAGCCTGAGAACGGCGCTGCATATTGCGTTTCAATCGTCCCCCCGAGCGCCTGACAGGCGGCAGGGTCGACATTGCTAGCAAGCGGAAAGGCTGCCGTGAAGGCTGTGGCGACATTGCCCATAAAGCTATTACCTATCGTTAGGGGATTATGGCAGAGACGCTGGCCGAATAGGCGCTCACAGCGCCACTGCTCGATACCCAACGCGCCTGCATCGTGACCGGTGTTCCGCTTGGCAATTCCGGCGTCTGCATGATGAGCCGCGAGAGCAGCGTATCGAAATTCGACCAGCTCGTTCCATTGTCCGTCGACCAACGGCCGTCGATCTGAAGCAGCGGATCAGCTAATAATGCTCCAACTGTGATATCAGGCACTGACTGTAATGGGATGTTCTTATTAATGTCGAGTGAGAGTTGTGCAACACCGACGCCATTTCCAGTCGATATTGATCCGGCAATGAGGTATGTTGGCGCACTAAGCGCCGGCTGATTGATTATCACGAAATCAACGACGGTATCGACCGGAGCCGCTTCGTCCTCGAATATGTCCGGCGTCACTTCAATGAGCGACGCCTGCCAATTCGCGAGCGAGCCATCAGGCGCAATTTTGTCGATTTCGAAGATACCGACGATTCCAACCTCAGGCGCATCGATCCTGATGACACGTTGTTTGAGAGCCGTCAGCGCGCGCGCGCCCAGGGAACAGGTGATTCGGCGTTTACGATTGACGCGTTTCACCTTGCGCGCCGCGAGGCGCCATGCCTGATTTACTGAGGTTACCCATTCGAAATCCAATGAGGCGCTACGCCTTCCGATCTTGGAGATCGAATAAGCATCCTCATAGATCGGCGCCTGCACGCGCTGATGGTTTTGGCGCGACTCGATATAGGTCGTTCGCATGGAATTGAATTCTTCATTAGACGATGGCCCAAAATCCTCAATAAACGCTCCGATATCAGCACTCGTGAAGGTGATCGCGGGCTCGCGCCATTTTCCGATCGCCATCGTGAATAAACCATTTTGGTCGACGCCATAGTCGGCGTCACAACTTTCCATGATTTTACTCAAAACTTCGCGCGGTTCCATATCCATCGTGACCAATGCGGACAGGCGCGCGAATGGCTCATATGCCGCGGAGCCGCCGTTGAAGCCGGCGTGCTTAATAGGAACAAGTCTATCACAGTCATTGGCGGCTTCCGCGATCGAAAGCCAGTTAATCCCCTTGATTGCAGTTAGGTTTTCAGAAATCAGCCAATTGACATAATCAGCAGCGATGAGCGCCGGGTTTTCGCTCCATTTCCAAGTCGTGTCGTAAATATCGTAGCTGGTGTATACTTGCGTCCGATCGCGTGGATCATACACGCGAGCGCCGCGATAGATGAACGAATACCTCGGAAATCCATTAGGGAATATCTTCAAACGGTCGCCTGCGGCGGCAGTGGCGTCCGCTCGAAGGTAATAGCAGGTCACGTCCTTGCCTACATGCGCGTCAGTCCATATCGGCGCCCACGCCGCATCAAGGGTTTGCGCATGTGGCCCTAACAGAAACGATGGATAGCCAGATGGTGCGGCGTTGGCCGCCTCAACGGCTATTATACTGCTGGTCAAGAGATTGCTACCAGATGATTTACTACCAGAGGAAGGCTGAAATATATTTGGACTTAAAGCACTTATGGGCGCTTGAGACCAAATATATTGTTTTGTGAATGGATTATAGCCTGAAATATACCAATAATAACCACTAACGACATAAGATTGTTGAAGCGGCACAAGCTCATCGTCGCAAATGAGCGCATCGAATCCATCCACTGGTCCGTCGTTCAAATATATGCCGTAAAATAGATATCTCTTATTAGTGGTAGTTTCCTCAAAAAATATCACGCCACTTTGGCGCACGCGCCCATAGGCCTTGATCCTTGGCGCGGTCGAAGATTGTACTGTTGTCGTTAGCGGCGGCGGCGTCTGCGGCACCTGCGGGATTTGGAACTGAGGTTGCTCGCGCCTCCCACGAGTTCGACCAAGAAAGGAAAGGCCAATACCAGCCCCGGCTGCGAGAAAATTCAATCCTGGCGGCAGAAAAGACGCAGCGACGGACAGCGCCGCGCCGGCGATGCGTTTAATAGGACTAACGATTTTAGACATTTGTCGTCGTTGGAATACGCCAGCAGGCGATGACCTTCGGCTTGAGACGCGCTACGGCGCCAAAACTGCGCGTTACGAACCAGCCCTCAGCCGTCAATACGCCGACGATAAGGTCTCCGCCTTCCTGCTCAGCAAGCGCGACCGCATTGGCTTCTGGCGCGCACGGCTCAAGGCCAATGAGGTTGCACCATATGGCAACGCCTTGCGCGATACCGTTCCTATGCCATGCGTACCGTATCGCGCTCGGCGATGGGGTTTTTGAGACGCCGCGATAGTTGAGCCAACGCGCCACAAAGCCCGCGCAAGGTTCGTTGGAACTCGCTGGTAGAAGAGCAAAATCGAGCGGCGTCATTGCGACCAAAAAATCGTATGCGTGAAGCCGACGCGCTTGAAAATCTTATCGCCGGGATGACGCGCCTGCTGGTCGGCGTCGGTAACGAGATTGAGCGTAGGAAGATGCTTTGATGCGAAAAGCGGTTCCGCGGTGAGTTCCAGAATGTATGTGTCGTCGGAATATTTCAGCGCGGCGCGGTCAATGATCGCCATCTGGCAGAGATAGGGCATGTCAACAGGTCGCCAGTCGCTATCAGACAACAGCACATAGACGCTCGCCGTGCGTCCGCGCATTTGCGACTCCTGATCACGCGCGGCTTGCGCAAGTTCATTGTTGAGCCCGGAAAGCGTCATCGTCACAAAATCTGTCGCCGCCTCATATCCGAAATTGAGGCCAGAAATATCACCGAAAGCGCCGAGTCCCTCCCATTCTCGACCATCGTTTGTCGTCACGCCGCCCTGTCCGCGCCAGAGCCGGAGTGTTTCGTTCAGCAGCTCCAGTTCGACAGCGACCGCCATATTCACGATTTGCCCAGCGAGGAGCAATTGCGCGGCGTCAGTGAAGATCAGCGACGCACTCACCAATTTGCCTCTTCGAAAGACAAATCGATTTCGCCCCAGCGGCCAAACTGCATCTGCAAACCGGCTTCTTTTTCTTCGAGATAGGCAAGCATGCGCGGGTCATCGATCTCGATCTTCGTTCCGGCCGCGTGCGCCGCCCGCAGCGGCGGCCAGATGCGCGCGAGGTCGACGATCAGTGATTCAATGACATGAAGCCGCCCGGAGAGTTCTATGTAGTCGCCCGCCTGCAGGGGAGCCTGCTGCGAGTTCGTGATTACGATCTCCGTCGCGCCCTTGGCCGCGCCCGCGGCGAGCGTGCAATCCGAAAGCGATGAGACGAAGCGATAGCCGCTGGAAAATATCTTGCCGTTGGTGAACGTATGATAGATCGGGCTCGTCGCGCCGGCGCGGCGGACTGGGCCGTTCGCATAATCATAAGGTCCAACATAGATCGGCTCCGCGCGGCCTTCTATAAGCGCCAGCAACGCGCGAAAGGCTAGGATATTGGATTTCCGCGCCAGACAGCCTGTATAGACCAGCCGCCAACCCCCGGCGCTGGAGACGACTGTTTGCGGGCGTCCTGCGATCGGCTGCGGGCCTCTTGTGACCGGTCTGCCTTTGACGGGCGTTATGTGACGCACGGGGATCGTCTTGATCGGCCATACGGCGATAAGTGGGTCACGCATCGAAGCCTATTTCCGTCGCATGTTGTGATTGGCGAGAATGGACGGGACTTCCTTCTCTAAAGCGGCTGCGCGCGACTCGATGAGAAATACGATCTGATCGTCGCTCATGCGCTGAGGCGTCATCGTCACCCCCGTCGATTGATCGATGAAGGTAATTTTTGGAGTTTGCGAGTCGCGCATTGCAACCGGGATCGATCGTCCATCAGGAAGCGGCACATAGGCCTCCGGCTGGCGGCCTTCTCCAAAGAGCGCCATCTGCGGCGAATTGGCGATGCCGCCGCTCGCATAGCGATGCAGCGGCAGCGGGCCAGTGCCGGTCATGATCCCGCCGTCGGCAAAGGGAAAGGCGAATTTGAACGGCGCGCCGCTGAATAGGCCCTTACCGCCGCCGAACAGATTGCCGAACAGACTGCCGAAAATGCCACCGCCCGAGGATTTGTCGCCGGCCGCGCCGAACAGCGAATTCGTCAGGCTGCGCGAGGCAATATCGATGATTTTGCGCTCGATCTGTTCGAGTGTGCTCCTGAACGCGTCGCCGGCGTTCTTGGAGCCGACAAGGCCATTGGCGAGCGACGAAAACGAGCTGCGCGCGATATCGCCGACCTCGCGCATCGTGTCCCGCCAGGCTTCGGCGGCCTTGGCGTTGGCCTTTTGCGCGCGCTCCGCGTCGTCAAGTTTCGTCACCAGAGCGGCGATTTCGTCCTTTTGTTCCTGCGTCGCCTTGGTTCCGAGTTTGCGCTGCTCATTCTCGATTTTGATCTTGAGCGAGATTTCGTCATGTGCCAGACCCTCGGACGCGACAAGCGCGATGCGGTTCTTGAGGTCCGCTTCGACATCGGCAAAGCGCTCTTCCGACTTGGACTGTGCAGCCCCCGCAACTCGGCGGCGAGCGGCGGCTTTTGCCGCCTCTGCACGCTGCTCAAAACGCGAACGCGAAGCCCCAGCGGTTTGAGGCTGGATGATGCCGGACTCGCTGAGGGGAATGAACCGCCCCTTGAATGGCGTTTCGCCTGTCACGAGCTCGCGCACGGTATCGAACGGATGCAGAAAGCCGCGCATCACGGCCTGCAGGTTTTGCGACTCAGATACCGCCTGAGCGATCGTCCCGACGATTTCATACCAGCCGAGTTTGAGTGTAGCGACCGGATCGCCCAAGTCCTGAAACGCCTTGAGCAGCTTGTCGCTGGCCACTGCCGCGGCGGCGTCAATCTGCAACTGCGTCTCATGCGCGGCCCGCGCTGCCTGGTCGAGATGGTCGCCGACGCGGCCCGTCGCCTCCGCCAAGCCGTTCATCGACGCGGCGCCGCTCTCGATTGCATCGAACATCTTCCGCCCGGCGTCTTCGCCGAACAGCGATTGGGCCAGTCCGAGCCCTTCGGCGCCTGGCAGTTCCCTGATTTTCTTTTCGATGATGTCGATGAATTCTCCGGCGGTTCTGGCGCCGTCCGCCACTTTCAAAAAGCCCGCGTCGATCTTCTCCAGCGCGCTTTTGACTGCGCCCTCATTGCGGGCGAACTGTTCGAACTGCATCGATGCATTGGCGAAGGCGCCGACCGCGCTTTTCTCGTCGAGTCCGACGCCAGCGCCGACGATCTTTGCGCCTTGGACCTGCTCAGCCGTCAGACCAGACAGCTTCGCCGTCTCGCCGATCTTGGCGAGCGCGCTTTCAGCCTTCAGCGCCGCAACCTCAATCCCCGCAACGGCGGCTGTGAGCTGGACGGCAATGCCGATCGGCGAGGTCAGCGCGCGAACCACGCCCGCGCCGAAAGAGCGAAGCGCGCCAGCGGCGCCGGCCCCGCTCGATCCGAAAACATCGGCAATCTGCGAGCCCTGTTGGAACAGCACGGTCAGCGGCGCCTGGCCGCCCGCAAGCGACACGCCGACATCCTGGAATTGGCGCGACAGATTGATCCATTCGTGGCGCGCCAGCCCAACAGCACGGGCGTTGTCATTGACGGCGCCGGTTAGTCGCCGGTGACGGTCGGTCGCGAGGTCGAGCACGCGCTGCGCGTCCTGTTCGGTGCGCACGCCGGCCGCGACCGCCGCGTTAGCGCGGACATAGGTCGAAGCCACCTGGGCGGCGGAACGCGCCTGACCGTCGAGTGATCGCTCGAGCCGGTCGAAGTCGCGCGCGGCGTTGCGCGCCTCTTTCGACAGACCCTGCATCGCAGCGTCGCCCGTCTCGCCGATCTTTTTCAGCGCGGCGATGATCTTTTCGTCGCCCTCAGCGCCAAGGCGCAGCGTGACAGCGGATTTTCCGGCCATGCGAGGTCAATCCTGTTTTTTGGCGACGCCGGCGAGCATGCCTGTTTCGGCGACGACCAGCAGTTCGAGGAACGGCTGACGGTCGCAATGCGACGCCAGCAGCAGCGCCTGTGCGTAATCGACGCCGCAGATCGCGCCCGCCATGCCGGCGCGCTTCATGACGCCAGGCGATGAGCAGGCGGCGAGCGCCGCAGCGCCCTCGACCGTGCGCGGCATGTGTTTATGTTCGGGGCAAAGCCTGCCGCCGGCGCCCGGTTTTCCCTTCGCGCAGGCCGAGCCTAATTCGCGGCAGCTCCGGCAGTAGGCGGCGCCCCCGCCGGCGCGCCATTCGGCGAGAGCGCTGATGCGTTTCCCTCTTCGTCCATCTCGACGAGTCGCGCCATCAGCGCCGAAGAGATCAGCGCGTAGAGCGCTGGATCGCGCAGAAGATCGGCGACATTCTCGCGCGTGAGCGCCAGCTGCGCGCCGGTTTCGTCGCCGACGCCCTCCCATGATGCGACGCAGCGCATGCAGAGTTCGACATTGAAAACCAGCAGGGAGACGCCTGAAGACAGGCCTTCGTCTTCGGTCAATGACGCGGCGTCGCCGATATCAAGACCGAGTTCGGACAGCGCCCGCGCGCCGGCGCGGACGGACTGGAAGAATTCGCGCGCCGCGTGGAGCGCCGCCTCGCGATCAATGCTCGTCGCCTGCCGATAGGTCAGCGACGCGCCTGGGCCGAGCGGCAGGACGAGCCCTCTTTTTGGTTTGCCGATGCGAATCATCAGTAGGTCGCCACCTGGTTTTTGAGCGTCGCCGTCAGCATCGCCGTCGCGGCGGTCTGGCGCGCCTTGAAGGCGATCGTTTGCTGAATGCCGCCGGGGCCTTCGATCGGCACGCCGGCGCGGGTCAGCAGGATCGCCGGACAGGACAGCACAAGCCGATTATTAGCGCCGACGATGAATTCGACATCGAGCGTCTTTTCCGTTTCGGCGGCGGCGAGCGCGTCATAGGTCGAACCGGCGTAGCGGATGGTAAGCTCGCCGGAAAACTGCGCCTGCGCCAGCAGAACCGCCGCCCCGAACTTGTCCGACGTGTCGATATAGCGGTCCTGAACGAGGCCGGTTTCGTAGGAAAATTTCGACGCCAGCAGCGACCCGACATTGGCTGAGTCGAGTTTGACATTGGCGCCCGTCGCCTTGAACGGCGCATAGGTCCGCGCCGCGACAGGCGTTCCGCCGCCCGTCGATCCCGCGATTGCCTCGCCATAGCCGAGTATATCCAGCATGACGCGTTGAATGCCGGCCGCGTCGGCGAGATCGAAGGCGATGCTCTTCGCCGCAAGTCCGGTGTGCATGCGGTAATCGCCGGCGATCGGCTTGATTTCGACGGCATAGGACGGAAGCGTCAGCCCGCCGGACGCGAAGACATGGGTGTAATTAGTCGACCCTGACGTCGTCGGCGCGCCGAGCGCGAGCTTCAGCCAGTCGCCGATCTGGTTCATGCAGAGCGGCAATTCGAGCGAGCCGCCATGCTCGGACAAGGCCGGCGCGAAGGCCGCGTTGTCGCGAAAATTCTGATAGGACGCGCCAATGATCGGATCGTTTTCGAGCGGCTTCGTCTCTTTCAGTGACGACTTATAGAAAAAGGCGCGCTGGTAATTGCCGCTCGGCGCGGCCCCATAGGAGGACTCGACCTTAAACAGAAGATCGGAAAGCTGCCCGAGGGCGATTGAGGCGGTGGCCATCTTTCTTAATCCTTCCTGATGATGCCGGCGACGCCGAGGTCGATTTCAGACGCCGGGCGGCTCTTGCCTTCCAGCGCCTTGGCGTTTTCCGGCGTATTGGGGACGACGGCGCCGCTATGAATGCCCGGCGCGTCGCCGAGCGCGACGAGATAATTCGAAACGACGACGGCGGTGGTCATCGCCGGCGCAGCGTCGGAAACGCCTGGCGGAGCCGGCGGGACTTTGTCTGCCAATTCAGTAGCTCCTCGGAGAGACATAGGTGAGTTGCGCGCGGATCAACGCGGTGAGCACGGCTTTCGAGCCGGCGGCGTCTGTTCCAAGCTCGGGCTGTTCGACGATTTCCGCGCGGATCACGTCGGCGCCGAGCGTTGGATCGGCCTCGATAGCTGCATAGACAGCTGAAAGCGCCGCATCGAAAGCAGTATTGAGTCCGTCGCCTTCCGCCCCGGCCACGTAGAGTTCGATTTCGGCGTTGCGGACAAGCTCAAAAGCGTCAGGACCGGCGCCGAAGCGACGCGTCGTCTCGACCGCATCACCATGCCGCAGCGCAACGATCGTTGCATATGGCGGATCGAAGGCCGTCAGCTCTTCGAATACATCCTCGAAGACAGGATCACGCCGGACAGCAGGCAGAACGGTCGATGCATCCAGCGCCGCTTTGAGCGCCAGCATAGCGACTTCGGTTTCGCTGCTCATAGCAAAACAATCTCTACATGTCCGCGCTTGACCGACTTTTTTATGCGCCCGTTTTCGATCATGAGCCGGCCATCTGGCGCAGTTTCCGCAATCACGAGCACGCCAAGTTCGTCATCGGCGCGAACGCATCTGCGCTGCAGAACGCCATCAAGGAAGATATTGGCCCGCAACAGGCGAGGGTGAAAATATGGGTCGCTTTCGTCTGCTGAAATAATCATGACGCGTTCGCCGCCCGCTCGTAATTAGCGGTATATTTCGCGCCGGCGCGCTCGGCGATTGAAGCTATATTGAGCCGCTTACGGAGGCGAACCCGTTTCTTAAGAATGAAGAAAGCGAGACGCTCACCCTCGACGCCCTTCTCCCTGCCGATCGTCGGCGTTCTCGCGCCGCCGCGGCGATGAGCGCGCCGCGTCCCGCGCGACGCCTGCGCGACAGCGACAAAGCCGCCATTGCGCAGCGGAATGAAGCTGAACCTGCCGACCTTCGCCTTCACTTCCTGCGGAGAAAGACGCTTGCCGCCGCGCCCACGCGGGACATTCTCAGTCGGAACCCAGAGATATTTCTTGCCGCCGACGGGCTGAATGATCGGCCCCTCTTCGAAGGCGATCATAATTTCCGGCGCGCGTGAAAACGCGAAAACCGCCGGGCTGAGCGTGTTGCGCGCCTCTGCCGGATAGATTCTGACGCGCCATGTCGTCGGCAGACGTTTCGAATTAAGCGCATCGCGCGTCATTGCGCGCAGCGGGTCGACCAATTCGGCGCGACCGGTCTGTTCTGTCGCCAGTCGAATGCGCTTCGCCAGCGCGATGCGCTCGCCTTCAATGGCGCCTGAAATCGCGTTTTTGTCGATATCGACCGTAATCATCGCGTCACGCCGTCTGGAGATCGCAAAGACAGGTCCAGACGAGGCCGGACGGATCATTACGCTTGGGCGCGGCGACGATCCGATAGTCTCGGCCGTCGACGGTGAAGACGCCGCCCTTGACCGGCGCGGCCAGTTCGGAAACGCGCACTTCTACTATGGTCTGCCCGGCGACAAGCGGCACATTGCCGAGCGTCACTGAATCATCCGCCTGATTGAGAACGACGACACAGGCGCTGGTGACGAAGTCCGGCGAGAGATAGCTCGCCGAAACGCCAAAGTTGGCGAAGACGCGGCCAAGCGTCTTCGCCTCAGATGTTGCAAAAGCGGACGGCATCAGTAGCCGAACGCCACCCAGTTGACCTTCTTTCCGAAGGTCGACGCGGCGACCGGGCCAGCCGCCGTCTTCCAGGTCTTCAGCAGGAAAGAGCCGGCCGCCGGGGCGCCTGCCTGATCGCCGATGCTCGAGCTGAGAAACTCAGGATCGGCGACAATGTCCGAGTCGAACTGTGCGACGACGCCAACAAGCAGCGACAATCCGGTCGCGATCGTGTCGGACGCCGCGACCGTCGTCGCCTGTCCCCAAACAATACGCGGCGCGTCAGAATCCGGCGTAAGGACGAGCTTGCCAGTCGATGTCGGATTAGCGGCAGCCTCTACGCATTTTCCGATGCGCAGATTAGACATCGTCTTGACGTTGGTCGCCTTTTTGGCGGAATTGTCCCACCAGACGGTGTCGCCGACGGACCATGCCTGCGCGGAGACCTTCGCAAGCTCCCAAACACCGCATCTCTGGAGGGGAACATCCACACCCGAAAGTGCGGTTATTTGCGCGACGCCAAATATCGCTCCTACTTGGGCGCCGGCGCCGGAGACCACATCATAGGGGGCAGCGAGCGTGATGACCTCGCCTTCCTGGATTGCATTGAGGGACATTGTTAGACTTCCTATGTTTGGAAAGCGCGATAGATCGCGCGGAGGGGCTTAGCGCGCGCTCAATCAAGCGCGCGCTATTGAGCTGCTCTTATCCTTAGGTGCCAGCGTTCCTGAACATCCCGCGGTAGTCGATCGCCTTAGCGGCGAAGTCGAGTCGCCCCTTGATTTCGAGACCATCAATCTCGAAACCGACCCGCTGCTCCGTGTAAACGCCTTCCTGTCCGTCGAGATAGGCGTAGTCGAACGTGTCGATGACATTATAATCGCCGAGCACGAACCACGGCTCGGCGCCAGCCGCCGGCTTGAGCCTCGGCTCGACGATCAGCGTCAGGCGGTTGGCGAAAGTATTGACGCCGGACGTCGCCGTCGCCTGCACCGCCGTCAAAAGCTTCTGCGCCGCAACCTTGCGCTTCGGAGTCACGACCAGATATTGAGGGATCAGGCCGGAAATCGCCTTTCCAGACGCATCCGTCTGCTCGAGCATTTTTTGCTCGGCTTCGGCGAGGGTCGTCTCATTCACATCTCCCGCCGTGCCGACATTGCCGTGCGTCGCGTGGAACAAAGCGACGCCGTCAGAGAGATTTGCATTGGCTGTGAAAACGCCCCATACGACGTCATTTTCAAGCTCGGCGGCGGCGCGGCCCATCTGAGAGGGAATGCGGTCAAAGGCGCCAAGATCATCGTTGATCAGCGCCTGACGCGTGATGGGGACGATCTTGCCGTATGTCGCCAGCGCGTAGGTTTCTCCGGTGTCGCCGAACTTGCCGTATTTGAACTCGGCTCCCTCCAGCACCTTTTCGAAGGACGGCATGCCGGTAAGCGCGACGACCGACTTCGATTTGAAGTCCGGCGAATTGCTTTGACGGCCGAGCATGCGCCAAGGCTGCGTCGCCGTCGTATAGGCGTCACGTAGTCGCTTCGACGCGACATTCGCCATCAAGCTCGAAAAGTCCGAGGTGGACATGCCGGCGCGGTAGAGCAAGCCTGGATCATTGAGACCGAGCGCCAGCGTCGCGCGCTCCATCTTACTCAAATTCGAAAGCGAGACGCCCTGCGTGCGCTGCACGTAGTGCGAGAATAGCCCAAGGACGGAGTCGAAACCGCGCATATCTGCGGCAAGGCTCCGGATCTGGCGACCCTCTTCGCTTTGCGGGTCGGCGGCTCCTGGATTAGCGCGCATTATGAGCGAGGACTCAATAGCGCGCCGCAGCGTTTCGCCTTCGTCGCGGGTAATATGCGCCACAGGACCAGCAACCGCCGCCGTCTTTTCCTGTCGACTCGCAGCTCGCTCCGTGAGGCGATCAAAGATCGCGTCGCGCGTCAATCCTTCGTCAATCCAGGAATCAACCTCCTTGCGAGCGCCTGCCAGTTCAGCGAGACGCTGGAGACCGCGCATATCGGCCGCGGTGAGCGCGTTCGTCGTGCGCTCTGCGGCTGGGGTTGGGACTTCTGGGGCTACCGCAGGAGCGGCGCGCGTCTCCGCGACGTCGGGAGCCGGCGTCGCGGGCGGGTTGGGTTCAACGGCCGCCGCAGCGGCCGGCTGTGCGGCACGGGTCATATCGTCTTCCTCTGTTTGATAGCCGGGATCATTGCCGCTTGGCGCGACGGCCCGGACCGTCGCGGCGGTATCTGCGGGAACGGCGCAAAGTGTGACTTCAAGCAGCTCCCATTCGTCGGCGCGCCATGTTTGCTCGCCTGTGTCCTCCTGGCTGATCATCACCCAGCGCTTGACCGAATAGCCGATCGAAAAACTGGTCAGCGCGCCTCGCGAGACCATGCCCTCAGCCTTCCGGCCCTCCTCCGTATCATCGAAGCGGACTCGGCCGACGAGCTGACCGTTCTCTATGCGCGCTTCTTCGACAACGCCGAGAATGGCGCCGATCGTGGATGCGTTGTGCGAGTCGAGCAGCTTGCACTGCCGCGCCTCGACGCGAGAGAGATCGACGGCGCTCGTGTCCATGTTGAGCGTTTCGATAAAGCCCCAGCGGCGAACGGGAGAGCCCGCAGCAAAGATTCCGTCGACGGTATGCGCGCGTTCGTCGTAGGTCGATAATTGGGTGTCGAAGCGCGTCTGGCGCGCGAGCGGGCGCGTGACCTTCGCCCATGGCGACTCGACGCATGTCTTATTGCCGCCAGGCTGAAAACCTGGAGGCGCGCTCAATGAACGCGTCATGGGAATTTACCTTTCAGTTTTGGTTGATCGACGCGCCTGCGCCATCATTGAGCGCCGTGGCCAAAGCCTGCAGCGCGCCGGCGTGATCGATGCGCCGTGCGTCCGTGTCTAAAACGACCTTCGACGTTGTCGCGTCGATGGCCGCCAAGAAGGCGTCGATCTCCGCGAGAACCGCCTCCCAATTTTGTCCCCGTTCAGCGAGCGCATCCGGTTGAGATTGCAGTCCAGCGCGAATCTCCATGACTTTCGCCATGATTTCCTTCAGCGGATCGACCCAAGGGCGAACCGGCATGGCGAGTTCGCACCCAACGCTCGCGATACGCTCGTCGCCGCGGAGCAACGCCTCGCGCATCATGACCCGTCGCCATGCACGTCGCTCATGCGGCGCAAAGACCAACCACTGCACCACGTCAATGAGAACGTTTCCGGAGACGATCGCGGCTCTCTGACTGCTATAGTTCGCTTGGCTCGGATCGCCTGTGACGGCGAAATATGGCACGCCGATCGACGCCGAGAATGCGAAGAGCTGCGACCGGATGAAGTCTAGCGTATCGCCGCTCGTCGACGGCTGAAACGGCGTCACATCTTCGCCAGGGCCAGTGCGTAATAATTTACCAGGCGCAAGAGCCTCCTCAATCCGACCCTTCGCATCTATCTTCTGCTGACCGACAATCGGCGCTGCGCCTTGCGCTTCCGGAGTGCGGATAACGAGACCGATGCAGGCCTCGATTCGCTTGCGCCAGATGATCGCTTCGTTGACGTCATCAAGGCCGCGCATCGCCGTGATGGACGGCGCAAGCCAGCTAACGCCCCTGATCTGGCCAGGTCGCAGCACTTGATAGATGTGATCGACGTCAATTGCATCGACATAAGAAGAAACGCCGCGCATCAATCTATTTGGAGCGACGCCGATGAGTTCTCCGGGGTGAACGGGGTAGAGCCAGTATCCTGTTCGCGCACCATTTTTGTTGAATTCTACGCCCTGGAGGACGATTTTTCCGTCTTTTGCCGACTTCGCATAGGAATCGCGATTTGCGTCAAGATAATCCGCTTCGCGCAGGATGATCTTTCCATTTGGTTTTCCATCGTCGTCTTTGGTCCACAATCGCAGAATTTCGCCATCTCGAAACATCGTTCCGGCGACGAGATTTTGCATCCCATAGTAATCTTGCTGGCCTTCCGGATCGCATGTCTCGACAAACCGCGTCCAGGCGTCGTTGGCGATCTTTCGGAGACTCTTGCGCGGATCGACGGCGCGCGGCGTGATGCCAGTACCGACGACGCGTCCGGCAAACTGTGCCCGCGCCGAGGCGATGAGCTTATTATTGCGATCAAGATCACGCGCGCGGTAGCGCAAACGGTCTATCGCGCCATAGTTCTCCGAATTAGCTGATGATCCGTTGGTCACCCACCCGGAAAGGCGGCGATCCTGCGACGCGCCGTCATAGGCGCGCATAAACTCCGCAGCGGCGGCGCGGGCATGCAGTCGACGCAGGCCGGATACCGGCGCGACCGCGAGCAGCGCGCGATCGAAAATGGAAGGGCGGAAGGTCATTAAGCGGTGATATTTCGCTTTTTGAGCACGATGCCTTTTCGTGCATTTCCGCGCGTGTGGGCGCGAACAAGGCTTAGCTTGACGCGCCCCTCACGAACGATTTCACGTAACCCAAGTTGATCAACAAACAGTTCGTTTGTTTCCAAAATGGCCTGGCCGATATTCATGTGTTTTCTCCTCCATCGGCGTCCGGCCTGGCAGGCCTGCGACGCACAGGTTCGCTTTCGCGAAACCGGAGCCGATGAAGCCCGGTTCTCGCCGTTCCCCCTGCCAAGGGAAATTCAGTGAATTTGTTGGTCAGTCCCGCTTAAAGCTCGCATAGGAGCCGCGATCGGCGCTCGACGGCGCCGGGCCGGTCGTTGGAATCGCCTGCTGCTGGCGTTTGAAATAATCGAGCGCCTTGATGATGGAATCGGTCGACTGATAGGTGACGCGACGGCCCGCATATTCGACGGTCAATTCGCCGGTCGCGAGCGCGGTTTCGAGCGCCGCGACCGCCTCGGTGATTTCGGTCGGCGTCATATCCAGTCGCCCCCTGACCAGGTCCATGATTTCGCCGGCGCGTCGCGCTCGGCAGGCGGGGCGGCGACCGGTTGCGCGTCGTCAGGCTTCGCCGCGGCGTCAACCGGATCGGCTGCGCGCAGCAATGGCGCGATCACGCTTTCCGGCGCGCCGCGCTGATAGGCGAGTTCGCGCCAGAAGCTCTCGGGACGATTGCCGATATCGAAAACCGGCGCGCCGAAGGCCAGCGCCATGCCGATGATGCGGCAATCGAGCCAGTGATTGTCTTCCTCGCGCTGCTTCCAGACCCGGTTGCCGTTCTTGTCGAGGCCGATGAATTCCGCCGTGAGCTGGCGGAAATATCCCTCGGCGAGAAACGAGCCGAAATGGCAGAAGCCGGACGGCGCGATGATCTGCCCTTCGTCGCTGATCGAGGATTCGCGATTGAGATAGGCGTAGAAGCGCGATTTCAGATTGTAGGAGCCGGCCTTCCATTGCTGGACGCCCTTGCGGATGCGCTTGCCGCGCCAGTCGAAGTCGACGAGCTGCGGCGCGGCGAGCGCGGGACGGCCCCAGCCTTCCTCCGTGCGCACCGCATAGGCGCCGTGATGGCGGCGGACCCAGTCATAGACGATCGGCGCGTTGTAGCGGCAATCGACGCCGGTCGCGTCGAGGCGACGAAACCCGCCGAATGAATCGGCGAGCGGCGTCTCATGCAGTTCGGACAGGCGCTTCCAGCAGCCGTCGTCCGGGTCCGACGTATCGGATGGTTTTTCAGGCGTGCCGGCGTTGAGATAGGTCGCCAGCAGCGTGTAGGAGCGCCGATCCGCCGTCCAGCCGA